ATTTGTAACCCAACGGTTCCCAATCTTCTCGAGTATCACCCCTGCCTCCCAACGATGAAGTATCAACCCAGTGTTTTAGCGGTGCATCATATTCATTTATAGAAAGAGTAGCACCGTTGTAATCGTAAGTGTTGAGTACACTTATTCGTTGTCCAAGGAATTTGGATCTTATTGACATAGCTTTCTCAATTTGTGCGGAATATTTTCCGCCAGGAGAAAGATTAGAATTTACAGAAAATATAGAGGAAGCATAAGGTTTATAGCCGCCGTCAATGACTCCTTTTTCATCGTTATCTTCCGCACCTCGTTGTGGTTGGACTTTCATACCTCCCGGCGGAGGCACTATAGCTTGCCCTGATTTGGTAACATATCCTGTAGAGTTGTCTGAATCTTGTTCAGATGATTTATCCGAGCCAGGCTCATCAAAAATATCACCTATATTACTGCCTATTTGTCCCAAGCGATCGCCTGCACGTTTGCCAAAAATTCCGCCAATAGTTGATCCAATTTTGCGGCCAATCTCGCCTTCTATCATAGGATTACTAACCACACGACCAGTGCGGAGATCCAGTCCTCGAATCAGCTGGCCGCCACGGTCAATATGTTCTAAATGGTCTATCAGTTTTCTTAAATCATTCATTTTAAGTCCTAGGAAGGTTGTTCAGTATTTATTCGGGTGGCAGGAATTGCTGTTAAAAAAATGTCCGTAAAACACGGGTTTTTTAGAAATTCATAGTACACTATAAATACACATGTTAGGAGTGTGCTATGTCCCGTTCAGCGTTCAATTGGTCCGAGTTGGATCGAAATACCCTGTATTCCATGCTTTATCAGCTGAAATCAGAAATAGTTGATAAACGGCTAACCATAGGTGAAATTACCAGCACAATAAGTAAGCATATCAAAGCCCAACTTCCTGTCAAAATAACCAGCAGTAGACACAAGCCCGTTAAGCCAGGCGAAGTTTGGATAGGTGGTGCTTATTACGCCGATCTCGACAGCGCAGGAAATAAACGATTTATTGAAGTAGAACTGGTATTTCCAACCACTGCTGACACTATGAAAACCAGCGCATATCGGTGGGAGCGTATGTGTTGCTTATTTGCCGATACAGTACTACACGAAATCATACACACACGCCAATATCGTGCTAGACGCTTCAAAGATATTCCAGGTTACGAAAGTACCGCCTATTATGCCAAGGATCGAAGAGAACAAGAGTACTACGGACACAGGGATGAAATGGGCGCACACAGTTTCAATCTAGCACAAGACATGATTGATAAGTTTGGTTTTGATACTCGAGCTATCAAAGAATACTTGGACAGTCCAGTACCAAAACGTGTTCGTTCAAATGGCTGGGGACGTTTTATGAAAGCATTTGAGTACAATCATAGTCATCCAAAAGTCATACAGATGAAGCATAAAATTATGACTCAATTGGAAAATGCCTACGCAGGCAAGCCATTTAAGACCACAAACCACTTGACATACTGATAATTACACTGTATAATAAACACTTATACAGTTAACTATCGGAGTAAACATGAGCGTTTGTGCTAGTCATATTTGGGATTTGGAAAGTCATCCTTCCCGTCTAAACAAAGAAGCAATCATTGAATCCATTGCCCAATCAGGCAATAAGGAATTTTTTGAAGGTTGTCGCCTTGCATTGGATCCCATGATTACTTTTGGTATTAAACAAGTTCCGGAGAAAACAGATGAAGATGGTGCTGGCTTACCTTGGGATAGTTTTACTCTCGCTCTTACTGGCTTTGTCACACGTCAAGTTACCGGTAACACAGCTAGGGATATGATCCAAGCAATGATGAAATCCGCCACTAAGGCACAGTGGAATGGATGGTATCGACGAATTCTTATCAAAGACTTGCGTTGCGGTACTAGTGAAAAAACAATTAATAAAATGGTAGAAAAGAAATATGCTAGTTACGCTATTCCTATATTCGGTTGCCAGCTTGCTCACGATAGTGCTAATCATGAGTCGAAGATATCGGGCAAAAAATATATCGAAGTTAAACTCGATGGAGTTAGAGTTATTACTATTGTACGTAGTGATGGTCGGGTGGATATGTTCAGTCGCAATGGTAAAGAACTTGTTAATTTTCCGCACATTGTAGAACAGATTAGTGCAGTGGTTAAAAAAACACCACCTCCATATGACCTAGTACTTGACGGTGAAATTATGTCTAGTAGCTTCCAGGACCTAATGACCCAAGTTCATCGCAAGAGTGATGTTAAGGCTAATGATGCTATTCTCAACTTGTTTGATTTTCTTCCGCTCGAAGACTTTGAAAAAGGTATTTGGGATAAACGTCAAGAAGATCGTAGCGCAATGGTTTATCATTGGCATAAGGCGAACAAAGATGTATTGCCTAATGTATCAGTTGTTGGGCACGAGCTAGTTGACTTGGATACTCCCAAGGGACAACAGCGTTACAAAGAAATTAATGTCAAGGCAATTGCTGGCGGATATGAAGGCATTATGCTTAAAGATCCAGAAGCAGGTTACGAATGTAAACGTAGCGTAGCATGGTTGAAGCTAAAGCCGTTTATTGAAGTTAGTCTTACTGTAGTTGCCACTGAAGAAGGTACTGGTAAGAATATAGGTAAACTTGGTGCATTAGTTTGCGAAGGTGTAGATGATGGCAAAGACATTCGAGTCAATGTGGGCAGTGGACTTACAGACGAGCAACGGGATAGCTTCTGGCAGCTCAAGCGTGATTGTATTGGTATGGTGGCAGAAGTACGTGCCGATGCTGTGACACAAAATCAGGATGGCACTTACAGTTTGCGCTTTCCACGTTTCAAAGGATTCCGTGGTTTTGTGCCCGGTGAAAAGATTTGACAAACGTTATTAAGATCATTATAATGTTAACAACGACAACAACAATGTTGCTGTCGTTTAGTACTGTAAAGACTGATGATACATCTACACAATTATTTTGTGCTTATGGACAAATATTTGTAGAGTTTAATGAAGGTGATCATAAATGGGGAACACTTTGGCTAGACCGTAATGGCAGGCCGATGCCTTGTAAGGAAGGTCAGCCAGTTGTAGAAAATTATTTAAAGGGAAATTATAATGAATCCATTTAGAGATCAAGAAAAATTTATGCGAGCCTGCGACCAAACAGTTGGTGGCGAGTTTGACGAGGATCAATTTAATTTGTACGTTGGTTTGATTGAAGAAGAAGCAGGCGAACTTGCCGAAGCAATTGCCGCACATGACCAAGTAGAAACACTGGATGCTCTTATTGACATTTTGGTTGTTACCATTGGTGCTATTCATAGCATGGGCAGTGACGCTGAAGGTGCTTGGAAAGAAGTAATGAGTACAAACTTTGCCAAGATTGGCGAAGATGGCAAAGTACGTAAGCGTGAAGATGGCAAAGTATTGAAGCCAATTGGTTGGGTTCCGCCTAATCTAAAGCCGTTTGTTTAAGGAATAAAAATGAGATCACATTACTGGACTATTGGAAAATTTGCCGACTGGCTTCGTGGTACGCCCAAGCTCAAGTGTGGCACCTGCGAAGAATGGGATGCCTGGTACGCTGAAGCAGCCAAAGCACATCCTATTCGTTACTGGATTGCTGAGGAAGGTCTAGACCACCTTCAAAAATTTGTTTATTACATTCCGGACAAGCTAAATGACATACGCTATTATATTAACAATCGCTGGGTTAGTCACAGCCATGCTCTTACCGCACATCCTCGAGACATCAAACCGGGCGCTTGGAATGATGTGGGCAATCGCTTTCTTCCTTGTATGTTCAATGAGCTTGTGGACTTTGTGGAAATAGAACAAGCATGGCATCACTGTATTTGGAGTGATGATGCTAAGACTAAATTTGAAACTCCATGGTGGCGCAAGGGATGGCTACGCTGGCGCACATGGCGCAGTCCAGAAGCAGGTATGGAATATCTCAAGTGGGCCAGTGAACTCACTGTTGGAGAAGATATGGGTGCCGAGCCTGGTAGCAAAGGTTTTGGTGAACCTACATATCAAGCCAAATCTGCTAAAGAAATTATCGAGCTGTACACTTGGTGGACAGTGACCTATCGCAATCGTCCAGATGCATATGATGCAAGTGGATGGAGTGCGGCCTGCGAAGCCAGTCGTATTGCTAATGGCGGCAAGTTGAGTTTTAGTGGAGATAAAGATCCCGTGCTTAAAAAGGCCAGCGACAAAGCTCACAAGTTACTTCAAAAAATTGAAGCCGCTTATGAAGCAGAAGATGAAGCTATGATGATTCGTCTAATTAAAATTAGACAGAGCTTGTGGACATAAGTATAGGATGACTGATAAAACAATATGGCTTAAACAAGCTAAACAAATATTAGACCGTACGGGCCCGGGTATGTGTTTAGCCAAGTGGTTGCAGGTTACCTTACATTTGCAAAACGGACACACACATAGTTGTCATCATCCCAATACACACAAAATTCCTCTAGAAGAAATTCAACAGGATCCAAGTGCGCTTCACAATACTTCTTTTAAAAAATCACAACGTAAACTTATGATGACTGGCAGTAGGCCAGAAGAGTGTCACTTTTGTTGGAATGTTGAAGACAATGTACCCGAAGGCGCAGAGGTGTATAGTGATAGAATTTATAAAAGTACTGATGATTGGGCAGGTAAGGATCAATACTTTAATGTAATGTATGCTGGCTGGGAACAAAACATCAAGCCAACTTACTTAGAAGTTAGTTTTAGTCATGCGTGTAATTTTAAATGCTCGTATTGCAGTCCGCACATTTCAAGTAAATGGATGGAAGAAATTGAAAAGTTTGGTGGTTACCCAACTACTCTTCAATATAACAACCTAGAGCATACTCAACGTCAAGACAAGATGCCTATTCCAGTTAAGGAACATAATCCTTATGTTGAAGCATTTTGGAAGTGGTGGCCGGATATTTACCCTACACTCCATACCTTCCGTATCACCGGCGGCGAGCCGTTAATGAGCAAAGATACTTTTAAAGTACTTGACTACATTATTGAAAATCCTAATCCTAACTTAGAATTAGCAATGAATTCTAATTGTGTGTTACCTGATAAGTTGTTTGACAAGTTTCTTGAAAAGATTAAAATTATTCAAGACAACAAGTGTGTAAAGAGATTTACACTATTCACTAGTGCAGAAGCATATGGTAAGAAAGCAGAGTATATTCGCAACGGTATGGATTACGAAGTATGGCTTGATAACTGTCATAAGTACCTTACAGAAGTGCCTACAGCACATTTTAGTGTTATGTCAACTTACAATGCCCTATCAATCACATCATATACAGAATTTTTAAAAGATATTTTAATTATGAAGTTAAAGTATCATGGCGAAGGAAGATCAATCAGTGTTGATATCCCCTACTTAGATAATCCAAAGTGGATGAGTGTTAGGATATTGCCAACTGATTATATCCCAATGCTGTTAAAACAAGTTGAATATATGAAGTCCAATCACTGTGATGGCAGGGGATTTCAGGAATGGGAAATTGCTAAATTGGAACGCATACAATACTTGATCAAAGAAGATCCAGAACAAGTTTGGCTAAAAGATTTTGGACTATTCTTTGACGAACACGATAAACGTAGGGGTACCAATTTTTTGGAAACCTTTCCAGAATTAGCCAATTTGTATAATTACTGTAAAACAATAGTCTAATTGGTACTTGACAGCTATGTCGATCGGTGCTATAATATGTATATTGTTTAATAAACAGGAGTGAGAAATGGCAAAAGTAGCATCCAAAACCCGTGTAACTAAAAAGCAAGTTATTGCACATCGTACCCGTACAGTCAAAGACCATAGCCCAGTTTGGGAAGGTTGCGAAACTTGGGACGCAGACACATTCCACCGTTTCTTCAAACGTGCTATGGACTACTACCGTTTGGAAAGTGACATTAAAAGTTACAAGCCCGCTGTTGCCAAATGGATGGAAACTGTTGGCTGTACCCGAGCAGATGTTACAGCATTCAAGAAAGTTAAAGATAGCCGTGTTGGTACCACAATGGGTGCAGTGGCCTGCTGTTTGAATCGCGGTATGACTCCGCAACGTGCTGACTTTAATAGCGGCCGAGATTCAGCCGCTTGGTTACGAGCAGAGATTGTCAAAGTAATTGCGGCTGGTAAAGACGACATTGACGAAGTTGAAGCCAAAGCACTTGAAGCCGCAAAACCAGCGGTATATACTCCTTCAATTCAGGATCGTGTTCGCGAAGCCGCTTATAGAATGACCGAAGAGATTGAAGATGCTATCGAAGGTTTCCAGACTGATCCAGAATCTTTTGATCCCAAAGCATTTAAGATGCTTAACTTGCTCAAAGGCAAAGAAGTCAAAGCCGCCCACGCAAGAATCATTAAAGGATTCTACAACAGAGATCTAGCTGAACTGGAAGAGTTGGCATCCGGTAGTGCAGATGAACAGCTACGTGAGGGCTACAGCCACCGTAGTAAGAAGCAAATTAAGAACTTGATTGTGTTCTATCAAGAAATTATGAGTGCGTGTGATATGCTTGCCCAAGAAGCTAAGGTTAATCGTGCGCCACGTGCTAAGAAAGCTGTTCCAGCAGAGAAGTTAGTTGCTAAACTCAAGTACATGAAGACTAACGAGCCGTTGAAACTTGTGAGTATTAACCCAACTGACATTATTGGTGTTGGCGAACTGTGGATCTTTAACACTAAGACCCGTAAACTCGGCAAGTACGTTGCTAAAGAGTTTAACACATTGGGCGTAAAAGGTACTACGATTACTAACTTTGACGAGTTTAAGAGCATACAGAAGACTATACGTAAGCCTGAGGAAAAGCTCAAAGAGTTTAAAGCGGCTGGTAAAGTACAGTTACGCAAGTTCCTAGAAGATATTAATGCTACAGACACTAAAATGAATGGACGCATTAACGAAGAAACTATTCTACTCAGAGTGCAATAAACTAGCACTTTAATAGGGCCTTAGGGCCCTATTTTTTTGGCTTTAGGTTAAATCAGTTTAAGATAAATACTGCACAAGAGACCTATTATGAGCCAAATTTTTACTATCGAAAACGACAAAGTTGTTATTACTAAACTTGCATTAAGCAATTTAGAAGGCAACATTATCCATTACGGTCAGTTAGACCTTACAGGTCCTGTTAACGTTACGGGAACACTATCTGTAGACACTCTCAAAGTTAAGCACTTAGAAACAGAACTAGGTATTGATACTAAGTTTGGGGACTGGGCTGTTAATGACGAAGCAGATTTACTAGACAAAGGATTAAGTTGGACATGGGGCAAAGGTAGTGTACAACTTGGCTATCGTTCAGGTAATCGTTTATGGTCAAACAGTGACATTGATATTGAGCCAGAACATACATATAAAATTGATAACACTACCGTACTAAGTCAAACTGAACTAGGACCGCAAGTTACAAAAAGTCGGTTAAGAGAAGTTGGCATACTTAGAGACTTACGTGTAGCCGGAAATACCGCACTCGCCGAATTTGCATTTTTTGATCCGTCATTACAACGTGTTGGTATCAATACAGAAACTCCTAACGGCACGTTTGCTATTGTTGACAGCAACATAGAATTTGTTATTAACGCAACTAAAGATAATGCTCTACAACTTGGTACGTATACCAACAACGATTTTAATATCATTAGTGATAACACAACAAGAATCACAGTTAAGAACAACGGACATATAATAATTGGTAATGAACACACTAACAATGCGGTCGTTAAAATTTACGGAACATTGGAAGTAGAAACAATAGTAGCAGATACCCGTATTGATCGATTTAGTCCATTAGAATTTAAAACATCTAGAGATAGAGGCATATACGGACTAGGACTAACTTGGACCGGTACAGGCGGCATGCGCCAATTAATTATGCAAGCTGATCCGGATCGCCTATGGACAAGTGAAGACTTTGACCTAGCATCTGACAGAAGCTATTACATTGGTGGTGAACCAGTGTTGTCAGCGGTTGGCCTTGGAACGACAGTAACACGATCAAATTTATCTAAGTTAGGTACGCTAGACTCGTTAAGTGTTGATGGTGAAGCTACGTTCATGTCACGTATCAATGCTAGCCGTGCAGTGATCAATGCTAGAATTATTGAGTTTAATGACGGTGAAGATTTTAGCATTACAAATTCAAAAATAACCGCGGCCAATAAATTGTCTTTTGATGTTGCAGGTGATGAAACTTATTACGCAGATGCAAATGAAATTGCTATTGGTAATAAACAAAACAATCGCAGACCTATTAAAATGTTTGGACCTGTTGGTATTGGTATTAATAATCCAGACCCAAGTGTTGGACTAGCAGTCAATGGCGACATTAGTTTTGCCAATAAAAAATTTACTACCGGAACAGCCGCACCGTCAGTTGGTGCATTTAATACAGGTGACATTTGTTGGAATTCAAATCCACTATCAAGCGGATACATTGGCTGGGTTTGTCTCCAACCAGGCGAGCCAGGTACATGGGCACCGTTTGGCCTAATTGGACAATAAGTACTAATACTATAGTCGATAATACCCAAATAAATATTTGCTACAGAGCGAATATAATGGGACCAATTACTAAACAACTTTACAAACAAATTAAAGGATGGCGAATCTATTCAGTAATCGCGCCAGCAGTCTTCTGCGCGATATCAGCATTCCTGTATCTACACTACGGCACTATTTGGCAAATTATTTTTTTCACAGGTTTAATCATTTTGGGCGTAACTTGTATTAGCTGGTGGCACTGGAGTCTTTCAACTATGGTCACAATGTTGGCCATTATGAAAGATACCGATGATCATTTTGAAAAAGTTAATGAACAACTTACACAAATTTCAAAACGAATTGAACCTGGAACATTAAGAATAGTTACCAATACCATTGACAAAGATAAGTAAGAGTGTATAATTACTATATGCGGACTAAGACGCTCATCCCGCAATATAAACTCTGCGTGTCATTGCTTATTCAAGGAGAATACAATGGCAAAATTTTACTCAACAAAAACTTACGGTA